TTTCTCCCGATGGCACAAACAACGCTTGGAGTATAGTAGATAATAATAATGGAAGTAATGATACTTCTTATTACAGATGGAACTCTTTAAACGTATTAACAAATACATACAATACTCTATCTTTATTTGTTAAGAAACAAGGTAATAACGATTGGGTATATTTTAGAACACTTGGTGCATTTAGTGATATAGGTGGTCGAGTTTTTTTTAACATTTCAAATGGTACTTTAGGATATACTGATTCTGTATTGAATCCAAGTATTGAAGATTACGGGGATGGGTGGTATAGAATATCTATTACATTTAACACAGCATATTCAGGTGGAATAATTCAACTTGCTTTAGCAACTTCTGATGGAAATAATAGGATAACAAGAGATGGAACAAATGGAGTATATATGTACGGACTTCAAGCAGAATCACACGCTACAAGACAATACGCAACTTCATACATTCCTACAAATGGTTCTACAGTAACAAGAGCAGCAGATTCAGCATTAGATGCAGGAAATAGTGATTTAATAAATGATTCTGAAGGAGTTTTATATGCAGAGATTAGTGCTTTAGCTAATGATGGTACTTATAGAATTATGTCTTTAAATGATGGTTCATCGGGTAGAGATAATAGAGTTTACATTCAATATACAAATGTAGATAATACATTATCAGCAGTTGTTAAGAGTGTTGATAATACTACAAGAGTGAATATATCAGTAGTATTAACAGACTCAACAGAGTTTCATAAAATAGCTTTTAAGTATAAAGCAAATGATTTTTCTTTATGGGTTAACGGAACTGAGCATGTAGGCACACCAACAAATGGCGGTGGTGTTCCAAGTGGATTAAATAGATTATCATTTGATGATGGTGCATCTAATCCTTTTCAAGGAAATATTAAATGCGTAGCAGTATTCGAAGAAGCATTAACAGATGCAGAACTAACTTGTTTAACAACATAATTATGGGATTACACATAGGTAAATACAGATTCAATTCAAAAGAACAAGCAGAATCTAAAATAGAAGGTTTAGGAATAGCACAAGATGAAAATGGTAACAACTATCCAACACATAAACATACTATAACAAAACTTGGTTATGAGGTTTTAGAAGAAGCAGTTTATGATGGAGAAGATGTAATATCTGAAACAGTATTCGGAGAAGGTTTTTTAGTAGATGTTCTTTGGCGAGATTTAGAAGTTGATGAGAATGAAGAAATAGACCATCCTTATGGTTGGAAATCTTATGAGGTAAATATTGATAACGAAGGGATACACGGATTTTTAGGTCTTAAATACCAAGATTTGAAATTCTAATAATATATTAATATAGATATGAATTATTTTAAATACACACAAAACAATACATATAGTAAGTCTTTAACTGTTAATTATATAATTAGTTATGATTGACATGGGAGATATAAAATTATATAGTTTGAGTTTTGTAGGTTTTGCTATGTCTCTTACAGATATTGATGTAATATTAAAAATAATATTATTAGCATTAACCATTGGATATACAATTCAAAAGTGGTACTTATTAAATAAAGACAAGTAGTCATTAGAAATATAGATAAAATAATAGTTCACTGTACTGATACTCCTGAAGGAAGAGATGTTTCTGTAGATGAGATAAGAAGATGGCACGTTGAAGAAAGGGGTTGGTCAGATATTGGATACCATATAGTAATTTCACTAGATGGAAGTGTTCATGAAGGAAGACCTATTGAAAAAACAGGAGCACATTGTAAAGGTCAAAATAAAAATTCTATAGGAATAGCTTACGTAGGAGGCAAAGGTGGAGACACTAGAACAGATGAACAAAAATCTGCTTTAGTAGATATGTTGGAGTTTTATAAAATAAGATATCCATCAATAGAAATATACGGTCATAGAGATTTTTCAAATAAAGATTGTCCTAGCTTTGATGCTAGAAAAGAATACGAGAACATAAGTTCAATGTGGTAATTAAATTAAATAACAATTAAAATGAAATTAGGTAAAGAAGAATTAGAAAACATTAGAGCTATTAATACTAAGTTTTTAAAATTAAAAAACGAAATAGCTGATGTAGAGATTATAAAGTACGGATTACTTCAAAAGTTAGACGAGCACAAATCTTCACTAAACAAAGTAGAGTCAGACTTAATTGAGAAATACGGAGCGGATGCTGTTATAGATATAAAAACAGGAGATGTTACTATTCCAAAAAAATAAAATATAATGGATATTAGAAAAATTTCAGTAGGTCCTGATTATAAATCAGGAGCAATGCATTATTTAATTAATCAGGTAGTATTAGGTGGTAACTATACAATACATCGAATAGTACAAGATTCAAATAATAATAATTTTCTAATATACATAGAGAATGAAGACCAAGAAGTTTTTCTTTGGAAGTCTTTTAGTAGCACAGTTCCTGTGTCAATTGAATATAATATAAATTTTATTTAATGAAATCACCAACGGATTTTATAGTTCGTGCAGTCAACGGTAAAAGATACAACAATACAAAAGAGATTGCCGGATTAGAAATAATAATTAACACTTCAGAAGAAAACCACAAAGCATCTAACAGAGAAGCAGAGGTTGTGGAAACTCCTATAGGATATAACGGACCTATTAAAAAAGGAGATACACTTTTAGTTCACCACAACGTATTTAAGTTTTACAATGATATGCGTGGTAGAAGAAAAAGCGGTAAGAGTTTTTTTAAAGATGATTTGTTTTTTATAGATGACCAACAATTTTATATGTATAAAAATAAAGATGGTTGGAACTCTATAGGGAAGTATTGTTTTATTGAACCTACTAGTGTTAAGGATTCTTACATATATAAAGGGATAAAGGAAGAACCTCTTCATGGAGTAGTAAAGTATTCTAATAGTCAACTAAAAAGTATTGGGATTGATACAGGATGTGAAGTTATATTTGAACCTGAAAGCGAGTATGAGTTTACAGTAGATGGTGAAAAATTATTTAGAATGTTTACTAATAACATAGTTGCTGTATTATGACATCAAACGAACTAAAGAAACAAATTATAGAAGCAGGTATGCGTGCTGTCAAGCAACTGATTAAAGTTGCAAAAGAAGATATTATTAAGCCTGACCCTGAAGATGAGTTGGCTGCTGATAGATTAAAAAATGCAGCAGCAACTAAGAAGCTTGCTATATTTGACGCATTTGAAATACTTAATAGAATAGAAACGGAGAAAGAAGCTTTAGAGCTATTAGAAAAGGGAGGTAATACAAAACATACAAACCAAGGATTTGCAGAACGTAGGTCAAAATAAATTATACAGAATAATACCTAACTATATTCCTAAGAATGTTGTAACTAATAAAAACAGGAATAGTAGTTGGATGTATGGATATAACGATAAGTATGATTTAGTTATTATATCAAAAACAGGAAAGCTTGGAGATGTAATAGAAGTGTCAGGTTTAAAAATAGGCTTACCTCTCACCCCTAAAGAGTGTCTTCAAAGACACAAAGATAAACAGCATCAGTATTGGGAAAGACATGAACTGCCAAAAGAACTTTCAAAAATAAAATCTATATTCCAATGGAATGAAATGCCTACAGCTTTTAAAGATAGGTGGGTAGATTATATTGAAAATGAATTTGATAAAAGAGAAGATGGTTTTTGGTTCATGAATAATGGAGTTAAAACTTATATTACAGGTTCTCATTATATGTATCTTCAATGGTCAAGTATAGATGTTGGATACCCTGACTTTAGGGAAGCCAATAGAATATTTTGGATTTTTTGGGAAGCGTGTAAAGCTGACAAGAGAAGTTTCGGAATGACTTACTTAAAGATTAGACGTTCCGGTTTTTCTTTTATGGGTTCTAACGAATGTGCTAACACAGGAACTTTAGCAAAAGACGCAAGGGTCGGAATACTTTCAAAGACAGGGGCGGATGCTAAAAAAATGTTTACGGATAAGGTAGTTCCAATATGTAATAGGTTACCTTTCTTTTTTAAACCTGTTCAAGATGGTATGGACAAGCCAAAAACAGAATTAGCTTTTAGAGTTCCTGCTTCAAAAATTACTAAAAAAAATATGCACGAGGTTGACTCTGAAGAAATAACAGGGTTGGATACAACTATTGATTGGAAGAATACAGATGATAACTCTTATGATGGGGAAAAGTTATTGTTATTAGTTCATGATGAAAGTGGTAAGTGGATAAAGCCAAATAATATATTAAACAATTGGCGAGTTACTAAAACTTGTTTGAGGTTGGGTAGTAAAATTATTGGAAAGTGTATGATGGGTTCAACATCAAATGCTTTAGAAAAAGGAGGAGGTAACTTTAAAAAGTTATATGAAGACTCCAATGTGGGAACACGAAACTCAAATGGTCAAACCAAAAGCGGGTTATATTCACTTTTCATCCCTATGGAGCAAAATATGGAGGGCTTTATAGATAGATACGGAATGCCTGTTTTATATAATCCTAAAAAAACTTTATTAGGTGTAGATGGGGAAATGATTAATCAAGGAGCTATAGATTATTGGGAGGCAGAAGTTGATTCTTTGAAAGACGACCCTGATGCTCTTAATGAATTTTATCGTCAATTTCCTAGAACGGAGTCACACGCATTTAGAGATGAAAGTAAACAATCTTTATTTAATCTAACTAAGATATATCAACAGATAGATTATAATGAAACTTTAATACATGAACATCATGTAACTAGGGGTTCGTTTTATTGGAAGAATGGAATCAAAGATACTGAAGTTATATTTAGACCTGATAAGCACGGTAGATTTAATATTGGTTGGAGACCAAAGAAAAGTTTACAGAATAGAACAATAACAAAGAACGGTATTAAATATCCCGGAAACGAACACATAGGTTCTTTCGGTTGTGATAGTTATGATATATCAGGAACAGTTGGTGGAGGAGGTTCTAATGGAGCATTACACGGTGTGACTAAGTTTAATATGGATGACGCTCCTAGTAACGCTTTTTTTTTAGAGTACGTAGCTAGACCTCAAACTGCAGAGATATTTTTTGAAGAGGTATTAATGGCTTGTGTATTTTATGGCATGCCAATACTTTGTGAAAACAATAAGCCTAGATTACTTTATCATTTTAAGAATAGAGGTTACAGAGGCTTCAGTATGAATAGACCTGATAAAACTTATAACAAGCTTTCTAAGACAGAAAGAGAGTTAGGGGGTATACCTAACTCATCTGAAGATGTAAAGCAAGCTCACGCAGCCGCTATTGAGTCTTATATAGAGAATCATATAGGATTAAATATAGATGAAAGCAACTCTGATAGTTTAGAAGCTGATATGGGCACAATGCCTTTTGTCAGAACACTAGAAGATTGGGCAAAGTTTGATATTAGTAATAGAACAAAGTTTGATGCAACTATAAGTTCAGGATTGGCTATAATGGCTAATCAAAAACACTTATATATACCTCAAAAAAAAGAGTCAAAAATTAGTCTTAACTTTGCAAGATATAGTAACTCAGGAAGAACAAGTCAATTATTATAAATAAATGGAAGATAATATAAAAATAAATATTGATTCAGCAGGTTTTCCAAATCAGTTTGCTTCAGATTCAGAAAAAGCAACTGACCAATATGGATTAATGGTGGGTCAAGCTATTCAATATGAATGGTTTAGAAAGGATAGTAATCAGTGTAGATTTTACAATCAATGGGGAGAATTTAATCGTCTTAGACTTTATGCTCGTGGAGAGCAATCAGTAGCTAAATATAAAAATGAATTAGCTATTGATGGAGATTTATCTTATATGAATTTAGATTGGACCCCTGTTCCTATTATTCCAAAGTTTGTAGATATTGTTGTAAATGGAATGTCTGATAGATTATTTAAGGTTGGAGCTTATGCACAAGATGCAATGTCTCAAGCTAAAAGAAGTAAGTATCAGGATATGATTGAAGGTCAAATGGCTGCTAAAACTGAGTTGCTTAGTATCCAAGAAAAATTTGGAGTAGACCCTTTTACAGTAGCTCCCGACCAACTTCCTGCTAATGATGAAGAGCTATCTTTATATATGCAGTTAAACTATAAACCTGCAATTGAAATAGCAGAGGAAGAGGCAATCAATACTTTGTTGGATGATAATCACTATATAGATTTAAGAAAAAGATATGACTACGATTTAAGTGTATTGGGTATTGCTATAGGTAAGCACGAGTTCCTTCAAGGAGATGGAGTTAAGGTTTCTTATGTAGACCCTGCAAACGTAGTGTATAGTTATACAGAAGACCCTCATTTCAAAGATTGTTTTTATTGGGGTGAAATTAAAACTGTTGGAGTTACAGAGTTAATGAAGATAGACCAAAGTCTAACTAATTCTGATTTAGAAGAAATATCAAAGTATAGCCAATCATGGTATGACTATTTTAATGTTGCTCAATACTATCAAGATAGTTTGTTTGCTAGAGATAGTGTTACTCTTTTATACTTTAATTATAAAACTACCAAAAATTTTGTTTACAAAAAGAAAATAACAGAAGGTGGTGGTTCTAAAGTAATTGAGAAAGATGATACTTTTAATCCTCCAACAGAAATGATGGAAGAAAACAATTTTGAAAAAGTATCTAAAACAATTGATGTTTGGTATGAGGGTATTATGGTTATGGGAACAAACATTATCCTTAAATGGGAAATGTCTGAAAACATGGTAAGACCTAAGTCAGCAAGTCAACACGCAATGCCTAACTATGTTGCTGTTGCACCTAGAATGTATAAAGGGAATGTAGAGTCTTTAGTTAGAAGAATGATTCCTTTTGCAGATTTAATTCAGATGACTCATCTGAAACTACAGCAAGTTATATCTAGAACAGTTCCGGATGGTGTGTATATTGATGCCGATGGATTAAACGAAGTAGACTTGGGAACAGGAAATGCATACAATCCTGAAGACGCATTAAGACTTTACTTTCAAACAGGTAGTGTTATTGGTAGAAGTTATACAGGAGATGGAGAGTATAACCAAGGTAAAGTTCCTATTAAAGAACTAAACTCTAACTCAGGAGCGAGTAAGACTCAAATGCTTATCACTAATTATAATCATTATTTAAATATGATTAGACAGGTGACAGGTCTTAATGAGGCTAGAGATGCTAGTACTCCTAACCCGGATGCTTTAGTTGGTGTTCAAAAGTTAGCAGCATTAAGTTCTAATACAGCAACTAGGCATATATTAGATGGAAGTTTGTATATGTATAGAACAATGGCAGAAGCTTTAGCTCTTAGAGTTTCAGATATTCTTGAGTACTCAGATTTTAAAGAAGAGTTTATAAACCAAATTGGAAAATATAATGTATCAATACTAAGTCAAATTAGTGATTTATATATTTATGACTTTGGAATATTTATTGAAGTAGCTCCGGATGAAGAAGAAAGAGCACAGCTAGAAGCAAATATAAATATGGCTTTATCTAAAGGAGATATAAATCTAGAGGATGCTATAGATATTAGAGAGCTTCGAAACTTGAAGATGGCTAATCAACTTCTTAAAGTTAAAAGGATTAAGAAGCAGGAGAGAGATGAAAAGTTCCAAATGCAACAACAGGCTATGGCTTCTCAACAAGCACAGCAGTTACAGCAAATGAAATCAGGTGCTGAAATGCAAAAGCTTGAAATGGAAACTCAGTCTAAGATGAAAGTTAAACAAGCAGAGATTGCATTTGAAATTGAAAAAATGAATAACGAAGCTATGCTTAAAGCTAACTTAATGAAACAAGAGTTTGCATACAATCAAAAACTTAGAAACGTTAGTGAAAATGCTTTAGAGTCTAGAGAATCTCAAAGAGAAAAAGCAAAATCAGATAGAATATCTCAGGCTAATACTGAGCAGTCTCAATTAATAAATCAACGTAAAAATAATCTTCCACCTCAAAGGTTTGAGTCTAACGAAGATAGTTTAGATGGATTTGATTTAGCAGAATTTGAACCTAGATAATACCTAAAAAAAATAATTAAATTAATATTAACTTTGTAAAAATTATAATCAAATGGAATTTAAAGTAAAAGAAGTAAATCCTGTTGAGGAAAAAGGAACTCAACAAGTAGAAAAAGAGTTGTTAGAAAAACATGAGCAACAACTTGAAGGTGGGTCTGTTCAGGAAACTGTTCAAGAAAACCAACCTGAACCTGTAGAAGATAAAAAAGAAGAACCATCTACTGAATTAGAAATAAACGAAGAAAGGGTTTTGTCTTTTATAAAAGATAAGTATCAAAAAGAAATTAATTCTTTTGAAGAATTACTTGAAGAAAGAAAAGAGTCTGAAGAATTACCTGAAGACGTAAGTGCTTACTTTAAGTTTAAGAAAGAAACAGGTAGAAGCATTAATGATTACGTTAAGCTTCAAAGAAATTTTGATGACATGCCTGAAGACGCATTGTTGTCTGAATATTTTTTGGCTACAGATGAAGCCATTGATGCAGAAGATGTAGATGCTATAATGGATGACTATAGATATGATGAAGATTTAGATGATGAGTCAGATATTAAAAAAGCTAAATTAAAAAAGAAAAGAATTGTTGCCAAAGCTAAAAAGTTTTTCAACGAACAAAAGGAAACATATAAGCAACCTGTCGAGTCGACAAGGGAAGCTAGTTCTCCTGAAGTAGATGAAAAATTAAAAGCTTACCAACAGTATTTAGATAATGCAAAAACGGTAGAAGATACTAACTTAAAAAAATCTGAGTGGTTTACAAGTAAAACTAACGAGGTTTTTTCTTCTGAGTTCAAAGGTTTTGAGTTCGAGGTAGGAGAAAGTAATGTTACCTTTAATCCGGGAGATGCTGACGAGTTAAAGAAATCAAACTCTACACCAATGAACTTTATAAATAAGTTTATGAATGAAGAAGGTTTGATGACTGATGCCGCAGGATACCATAAAGCATTATCGGTAGCAATGAATCCTGACAAGTTTGCCAAGTTTTTTTATGAGCAAGGTAAATCAGATGCTATTGAAGGGGATGCTCGCAAGGCTAAAAACATAAACATGACTATGCGAAAATCACCTGAAACAGTTAACAAAGGTGGAATGCAAATTAAAGCTTTAAGCAATAACTCAGGTAAAGGCTTAAAGATTCGAAGTAACAAATAATTAATTAACAAGAAAAAGGTAGTGACTTACCACTAAAAAAAAATGGCAGTATTAAATACACCGGGTTTTGACTTGCAGCCTTCGGCTCAACAAGTACCCTTATCAACAAATTATATAACTGACTTCAACTTTTTGAATCAGTATCTTCCTGATACTTATGAAAAAGAGTTTGAGCGTTATGGAAACAGAAGTGTAAGTTCTTTCTTGCGTATGGTAGGAGCAGAGCTTCCTTCTAATTCTGACCTTATCAAATGGGCAGAGCAAGGTCGTTTGCATACTAAATATGTAAACTGTACATCAGCCGCTGCAGCAGCAGCAGATACAGCTACTATTACTGTAGCAGATGTATTAGTCCCTGCAACTCAGCCTGCAGGCGGTGCAGGTCAAATTGCAATTAGAGTAGGTCAGACAGTAATGATTTCTGACAACTCTATTAACTCTACAAACAGTAACAAAGGTATTGTTACTTCTGTAGATACAGCTAATGGAACTTTTGACGTAGCTTACTACGAAGCAGGAGGACAAACTTTTGCAGCAGCAGTAGTTGTTTCTGTATTCATTTATGGTTCTGAATTTAAAAAAGGAACTAATGGAATGGTAGGTTCTTTGGAAGCTGATGATTTCATCTTCGAAAACTCTCCAATCATTATCAAAGATAAGTATGCAGTATCAGGTTCTGATATGGCTCAAATTGGATGGATTGAAGTAACAACTGAAAATGGAGCATCAGGATTCTTATGGTACATAAAATCTGAGCATGAAACAAGATTACGTTTTGACGATTATCTTGAGACTGCAATGGTTGAAGCAGTACCTGCTGAAGCAAATTCAGGAGCTATCTCTGCAGGTGGTGATGTAGGTAACAAAGGTTCTGAAGGTATTTTCTACACTGTGAACAACAGAGGAAATGTATTTGGAGGTGGAAACCCAACAGCACTAAGTGATTTCGATTCTATTATCCAAAGATTAGATAAGCAAGGTTCTATCGAAGAGAATGTTATTTTTGTAAACCGTGATTTCTCATTTGACATTGACGATATGTTAGCTGCTCAAAACTCTTATGGAGCGGGTGGTACTTCTTATGGTCTTTTTGACAATGATGAAGATATGGCTTTAAACTTAGGATTCACAGGATTCCGAAGAGGATATGACTTTTATAAATCAGATTGGAAATACTTGAACGACCCAACAATGCGTGGTGGAATTACAGGTGGAGCTATCAACGGACTTTTAGTTCCTGCAGGTTCTACAACTGTATATGACCAAGTACTTGGTAAAAACGCTAAGAGACCATTCTTACACGTTCGATACAGAGCTTCTGAAACAGAAGATAGACGTTATAAAACTTGGATTACAGGTTCTGCCGGAGCGGCAAGAAACTCTGATTTGGATGCAATGGAAGTACACTTCCTTTCTGAAAGAGCAGTATGTACTCTAGGTGCAAACAACTTCTTCTTATTCAAGAACTAGTAAATAGTAAAACTAAAGGGAGGGTAACTCCTCCCTTTTTTATTTTAATTTTAATTTAAATTTTATCTAATGAAAAAAGTAAAAACACCCAAAGACAAATCGTATAAACTTAAAAAAGAAGTAGCTCCTTTAAGTTATATGTTACCCTCAAGAAACAGCAGAAGACTTCCATTATTACACTTCGATACTACAGAAGGAATAAACAAGCCTTTAAGATATGCTGTTAATCAAAAAACACCTTTTGAAGATGAGCAAGATGGAAATGCAATTTTAGAACCTATTATTTTTGAAGATGGTTTTTTGTTTGTTCCTAAAAACAATCCTGTTCTTCAGGAGTTTCTTCACTATCACCCTCAGAACGGAAGTGTATTCGTTGAGGTTGATAATGAAAAAGATGCATCTAAAGAAGTTGAAATTTTAAATGTAGAAGTTGATGCTTTAATTGAAGCTAGAAAACTAAACATAGAACAAGTAGAAACATTATCTAGAGTTTTATTTGGACATGATATTAGTAAGTTTACAACTTCAGAACTCAAAAGAGATATTTTAGTTTTTGCAAAAAGAGACCCGTATTCTTTTATGAATGCAATTAATGACCCTATGTTAAAGCTTCAAGGTAAGGTAGCTTTGTTGTTTGACCAAAACATTTTGTCATTTAGAAATAATAGAAAAGATGTATTTTACAATACATCATCTAACAAGAAAAAAATGTTAACTATTCCTTATGGTGAAGACCCTATTTATATAGTTTCTTCTTTCTTAAAAAGCGACGAAGGAATTGAAGCATTAAAAATGTTAGAATCAAAACTAGAATAATAACAATAATTATTTATATTGAGAGGCAATTTAGGAAACTAAGATGCCTCTTTTTTTTTAGTTATCTTTGTAAAAAAAATAACAACAATGATAAACTCTGTAAGAAATACTGTATTATCGGTATTAAACAAAAATAACTATGGGTACTTATCTCCTTCAGACTTTAATCTATTTGCTAAACAGGCTCAATTAGATTTGTTTGAAGATGTATTTTATGAATACAATTATCAAATTAATAAAGAAAACGCAAGGCAATCAGGAACAGGGTATGCAAACATATCTAAATCTTTAGCTGAAGTTATAGAGGGTTTTAATGATTCTTCAACCCTACAGAATGTTTTTCAAAATACATATGTTCTACCTGATGATTGGTATTTTATTAATGATGTTTATTATAATAATAAAACTGTAGAAAAAATATCTGCTAGTAAAATAAAAAGATTACTAAATTCAAACTTAACAGCACCTACTTCTGCATTTCCTGCTTATGTTTTAAGGCAAAATGTTTTAGATGCTTATCCTTCTACTATTACCGGAAGTGTAATAGATATAAATTACATAAGGTATCCTTTAGTACCTAATTGGACATATAATGTTTTATATGAAGGTGCACCTGTTTTTAACCCATCACAAGTTGGGTATCAAGATTTTGAATTACCGGCTGACTATGAACCTGATTTAGTAAATAAAATTTTACAATATGCAGGTGTATCTATTAGAGAAAACACAGTAACTAATTTTGGAATTGCTCAAGAGCAACAAGAAAATAACGATGAAAGATAATGGCATACTTAAGTGAATATCAATATTACGAAAACGAAGGTACCGCTCCAACAAATAAAAATTGGGGTTCGTACCAATACGTTAGCTTAGAAGACATTGTAAATAACTTTATGTTAATGTACAGTGGCAATCATTCTTTAATTAATAACGAAGAACAATACAAAGTTTTGTTTCATGCAAAAAGAGCTGTTCAAGAATTAAACTATGATGCTTTTAAAGAAATTAAAGTTTTAGAACTAAAGCTAGATGATGAGTTTAGGTTTGTTCTTCCTAGTGATTATGTAAATTGGGTTAGAATATCTGTGTTAAGAAACGGAGTTCTTATGCCTTGTGGTGAAAACATTCAAGCAAATGGTGCATCTAGTTATCTTCAAAATAGTCAAGGAAAGATTTTATTTGATTCTGAAGGAAATATAGAATCAACAACTTCTGAGCTTGATACCTTGAGAATAACTCAGCAACTAAAAACAATGTACCTAAACGGTAATAGCCCATATAATAATCAGTATGGTTATAACTATGATGGTAGATGGTACTTTGATTTTGAGATAGGTGCTAGGTTTGGATTAAATACCGAGACAGCAAATATGAATCCTACGTTTAGAATAGACTCTAAAGCAGGGGTTATAAACTTTGATTCATCTCTTGATGATGAAGTTGTTGTTGTAGAATATGTATCAGATGGTATGGAAGGTGGAGACAACACTTTAATAACTGTAAATAAATTGTTTGAAGATTATGTCTATGCTTACATTCAGTATGCTATTTTAAATAGTAAACTTGGGGTGCAAGAGTACATAGTGAATAGAGCACGTAAAAGTAAAACAGCTCTTTTAAGAAACGCAAAAATTAGAATTAGTAATATTCATCCCGGAAGACTATTAATGAATCTTCGAGGAAGAGATAAGTGGATAAAGTAATATGGCGGA